TGAGGCCCTGTGCAGGCCTCCCCCGGTGTGGCGACGATTAGCTCGCGCCGTTGAACATACCGAAGCCGGACGGGTTCTTGCAAACCAGGCCGGCGATCGCCTCGACGAGGCGGCCAGGACCACCACCAGCGTCAGGCAGCGGCTTGACCTGCGGCAGCTTGGCGTAGCGCACCTCGACCATGTCCATCGGGATCACGTAGCCCTTGTAGGCCTGCGCAGACAGCGATGTGCCGTTCTTGCCGCCAATGAAGGTCGACGGGTGCAGGATCAGGCGGCCGAAGTCGCCCTCGAAGATGTCGATCGACGCTTTGAAGGTGTCGGCCGACAGGTCTTGGTTGAACGTGCGGACGCTCGTCGCGGCGATGCTGTTGGTATTGGCAACCTGGGTCGTGCCGGAGGCAGTCAGGTTGGTGAACGCACGCTTGAGCGTGGTGCCGAGGATACAATCGTAGTCCCGGAAGGTACCGGTATTGCCGTAGACGGCCGTCAGCACGTTCTGGGCGGTCGCCTCGGTGAAGGAAGCGCTGGCCGTGGTGTCCACCGCGCCGGAGGCCGGCAGGAACGGCGAACCGGAAGCGCAGGCGCCGATGTTCGAGGCATTGGTGCTGTTGAGCCAGTTGCCGAGCGAGCCTGTCAAATAGGCGTTGCTGGTGCCGTTGTCGGCCTGCGCAGCCTGGTTGGTGCACATGAAGGTCGACTCCATGTCGCGCTTGATCTCGACGAGCTTCTTGGCAATGCCGTTGGCCAACTCATCGGTGACGCCAGCCACATCTTGCGTCTCGGCGATGAAGCCGATGCGGAGGTCGCGGCGGAACGCCTGGCCGTAGTTGTTCAGACGGGTCCGGTTGGTCACCGGGTTGGAAGCGTTGGCAACGGTCACGTCGGTGCCGTCAACAACACCCTGAAGCACCGGGGCGCCATAATTGTCCACGAGCCAAGAGAACTGCATATTCCCGATGTCCTTGCCTTTGGGAGACATGGACACGAACGGGGTCGACTTGGCGTCGACGATGGCGATGTAGTCCGCGAGATCCTCACGGGCCGCAGACGTAGAAGCGAGCGGCACAGAGCCGCCCTGGTTGGGTTGGAGCAGGGGCATGGTTAGAGCATCCTTTTGAGTACTTGAGCCAATTCAGTAGTTGATCCAGAGCGTCGGAATTGGGACTTGGCGGCCTGCAGTTGGGCCTGGGCTGCGTCCTTCTTGACGGGCGCTGCCGTTGGCTTGCCTGGCTGGCTCGGGGCCTTCGCAGGAACACGAGGCAACGAGGGCTTCCCCTTCGCAGACTCACGCTCCAGACGCAGGCGCCGCCCCTCGATGAAGTCGCCGATCAGCACCTGGTACTCCGGGAGCTGCGAGATCTGCGGCAGTTGCCGCAGGACCTGCTGCGCTGCCGTATACTCGGCGCTGGAACGGTCCTTCCACCAAGGATAGAGCTGCTCGGCCACCGGCTTGATCTGCTGGTAGGACTGCAGGAACCGAGCACGGTTGGGGATGTGCAGGTCGATGGCGTCTTCTACACGCCGCCGGATCTGCTTCACGTCCTCCGCGCTGTACTCCTTGCCGTCCACCTCGCACCCGTCGATGTTGTCCTCGCACCACCGCTTCAGGTTCCGGGCCTTAGTCCACTCATCATTGAGCTTGGTCACGTCCCAGACGTCGCTGAAAGGGTCGGATTGGTTCGCAACAGCAACAGGCCGATCGGCCGTCTGCTCGAGCTTCGCCTTCGCATCGTTGAGCTCGCGCTCCAACGCCTCGGCACGCTCCATCGCCTCTTTCTTCTGGCGAGTGAGCTTGTCGATGCGCTTGCGCACACCCAGCGACTCCTCCTCTTCCTCCGTTTCCGAAAGAACTTCCTCGGGCGACTCGGCCCGTGGTTCCGTTTGTTCTGCGGTCGGCTCCGCAGCCTCGGCCTGATCTTCCGCACTCGCGGTCTCAGACTCCGGCGGTTGTTGCTCGACGGGTGCTGCCTTGTCTTCCTCCCCGCTGAATCGTGTCTTCAGCAGCTTGGCCAACGCCGATTCGTCGAACTGCATCGGGTTGATCGGGGGCGGTGCCGTGTTTTGGGCAGGTGTCGCTTCCTGCGTAGTAGCATTCGGGATGTCCATGCGGTTTAGACCCTGCAAGCCGGGTATGGTGCGCCAGGGTTGTTACAGGCCAACCCAGAAGCCGTTGATTGAGTGAGAGCCTATGGCCGACCGGAAGTCAACTGGCTAGCACTTCGCAGCAGCCTTATGGAGCTGCTGAGATCCTTGATGGCAGCCGCCCGGCCGCAGTTGTAGGCACGGTCCTCGGCGGACAGGTTGGGCAGGATGCCGGCCAACACCTCGGACTCCTCTTGGTCGGAGATGATCTGCAGGAACGCCTTGATCACCGGGTGCTCGTCGCTGACCGACAGCGCCTCCTTGAGCTGCTCCTCGTTCACGCCTGCACCCCCAGGCGGCCGGTGACCGCGTTCTGCTGCTGCTGGATGCTGAACTGCAGGTTCTCGAGGTACTTCTGCAGGTTAGCCTGGAACAGCGGGTCCTGCTGCAGTTGGGCCTGATACTTCGGGTTGCTCTGCAGCACCTGCTGGCTGAACTGCAGGCGCATGGCCGCGGTCGGATCGTTCTCCCGAAGCTGCGGCGGGTTGCCAAGGCTCATCAGCGCGATCTCGTCGTTGGTCTCGTTGAACATCTTCTGGGCAGCCGGACCCTGCTGCATCACGAGCTCGGTCGCCAAGGTCGGGTCAATCGCCCGGAGCGCCACCGAGATCAGCTTGGCCCGGTCGATCACACCGGCGGTGTCCAGCGGCAGCACCAGCGAGCTGATAGCCTTCAGCTTCTCGGTCACCAGGTCTGTGCTCAACTCCCGGATGTCGAACTTCAGCATCACGTCGAAGTCCTGCACGTTCTCAGGCAACGGCGTCTGCGAGGCCGTGATCCGCTGGATCTCAGCCGGGCCGATGTACTGCAGGGTCAGAGCCAGCACCTGGCGGAAAGCCTCGGTCCACCCATGCAGCCAATTGTTGATCAGCCGCTGCTGCCGCATCTGGGTGATGACAGGCGGGACCTTCTCGGTCGGCCTCCCGAAGTAGCGGTCGGTCTGCGCCTCCACCGAGGCCATGAGCTGGAAGGCAACCCCTGGCTCCCGGGCGGGCGGCGCCATAAACCCAATCTCACCGCGGCGTAGGACGGGCACCTGGACCGCGGGGCCGATCTTCAGGTTGCCGCCGCGGGTCTTGGGCACCTCGATGGGCGGCAGCGTGGCCAGACTCGTGTAGTCGAACACCGAGTCGCGCTGCGCCTTCACCTCCTCCTGCCAGGTCATGCACACCTCGGGCACACCGCGGCTCTCGGTGATCTGCCGGTGGATCAGCTCCGAGCGCCAGACCACGAACGGGTACTGGCCATGCGCATAGTCCAAAGCCTCGAAGTAGCCCCACTTGTCGCCCACCTGAGGGCTGAACACCGTGTAGAACACGCCCGGCACACCGTCCTCATCCACAGCCTTCTGGTAGGCATACACCACCTCGATCAGGTTCTCCCGGTCCAAGACCGAGTTCTGCGCGATGCCCAAACTGTAGGTGTAGTCCGCGAAGTTGCTGAACCGGCCCATCGTGTTGATGGCCTCCTGCGCCCACTCCGCATCCCAGTCCTCGGTCTCCACCTTGTTCAACAACTGCGCCTCCGTCATGTAGAAACGCCGGAACACCACCCGGGCAGACTGGATGTCGGTCGTCTCAGGCGGGAACGTGATCTCGTCCCAAGGCGCCAAGGCCGCAATCATCGGCTTGTTGGTCACCATCGTCGGCACCGGAAAGTCGCACTCGCCCTCCTCGCGCAGCTCCCGCACCGCCTTCAGCGCCCGACGCTTCTTCAGATTCGGGAAGGCAGCCTGCAACAGCTCCGCAGACTGGTCGTCAGCCTCAGGGTTCGCGAGCAGGTTGGGCAGATCAGCCAGCACCGAGCCCTCAGGCGACTGCGCGGCCAAAGCCATCACCTGGTCCATCGTCAGGTACTGCTCTTTCTGCCCCAACTCCTGCTGCCAGGTGACGTGCACCCCAGCCCACCCATAGGTCCACAGGTACTGCGACAACAGCTCCACCTCGCGGGTGAGGTCGTTGTACATCTTCGCGTTCACCGTCCAGTCCATCAGGTTGTGCGCCGTCACAGCCTGGTCGAGCTGGCTGATGTTGGTCGGGCTGACCCGGAGCATCGAGCGCCAGAAGCTGGTGCTGCAGAGGTCCACAAGGCCGTTCACCACCTCGTCAGCCAACGGAATACGGGTGTCGCTGGCACCGTCCCAGGGGAACGCAGGCTTGCCGCGGCCGGCATCATTCCACTTCTTGCCGTCATCGGTCTGACCAGCCCAACGGCAGAACCGCACGTTCTCGACACGGTCCACCCGGGCCATCACACCATAGTCCGTTGCCGAGCGCCGGAGCTCCTCGGTCAATGCGCTGACATCCGGCTCCGATCCGACCCGAGCCATCAGGTCGGTCGCCTTCTTGTAGGAATCTCCTTGCATACGTGTCTGGTTTAGTATCCGCCGCCTCCGCGGGAATCAAAGCCCCCGCGGCCCACATAAGCAAGACCGGAGACCAACAGCATCCCGAGACAGTCGATCGGGTCCTTGGTCGCACCCTTCTGCCCATCCCGGCCCGTATGCTCCGAGAGCGCATAGACCAGGTTGGCGCAGTCCTTCACCACGTACAACGAAGGCTCGTTCAACGGCGTCAAAGGCTGGGTCGCATCGTAGGACAACAGGCTGTTGATCGCGCTGGTACGCTGGTCCACAGGCACCCCGGGGGCCGGTAAAAACGCCATAGGCTCGTCGGTCGGGTCATCAGACTCCGCCAGCAGGTCGATCAGCGTGGTGCCTCCAGCCTCAGAAAGCGCCGGACTCCCGCCAGCCTTCGGGTCAATCAACCGCATGACCGGCTCGCCGTAGCCCAAGTCATCCTCGATCTGCCGGAACAAAGCACGGTACTCCGAGATCGACCTCCCAGCCTCCAATGTCTGCGCAGGCCCCAGCTTTCCATCCGGCTTCTCCCCAGGCAAAGCCCACTCCCCATAGTTCGCGAAGTCCGGGAACTCCCGTACCACAATCCGGCGCCCATCCTCGTACGCCAACAGCCACAGGCAGAACCAATTCCGCGCACCAGCCGGATCGCAGACCATGTACAACGTGCCACCAGGCGGCACCGCGGATGCCTCGATGCAATGCACGTCCGCCCGAAACCGCGCAAAGGCCTTCCCAATGCTGTCGCTCGCCCACCCATAGGCCCGGGTCAACACCTGCCCGACAGGCGATGCCACCAGCTTCGACTTCATCTCGTCGAACGGGTTGTAGGGGTTGTCCTCCGAAAAGAAAAACACCACCCTCCGGTTGGTCCCAGCCTGCACCATGGTACGGGCAGCCTTTCCCACAGGCCACGTAGGCAGCGCCTGTTTGCCCCTGAGCAACTCAGCATCAGCAAAGGCCGTGATCGCAGACCCAGCCGTGAACTCCTTGTACACGCTGGCCACACCCTCCAGCGGTGTCTGCGTCACCAGCAGCTTGCCACGCCTCGTGATCAGCCTATACCGCAGCGTATCCACCCAGCTCTGCGGCACCAACTCGTCACACCAGATCAGGTCCGCCTCCCGACCCTCAATCGTGTTCTCCGACTGCGTGTAGTTCAGGAAGTCACACCGGCTGCCGTTAGGCAGGATGAATGAGCCATCTGTGAAACCATTCTTCCGGCTGTAGTTCAGATAGTGAATCCGCCCCTTCTTGGTAGCCCTTAGCGCGACAGGCAGGTAGTTGTAGATCGCAGGCTGCTGCACCGTCACCGAGGTCGCATGGCTAGTGTGACAACACAGCACCGAGGCGTTCTCCTTCTCAATCAGCGTCTGCACAACACGCCGGGCAGCCCACAGCGTCTTGCCAGCACGATTACCACCAGAGATCAAAAGCTCCTGCGTGGCCTGGTACTCGGCATTCGCAATCTCCCAATGGTCAGGAATAAAACCATAGGTGTACGGGTCAGCCTTCTCCAATAGGACCAACTGCGTGCGCTTCTGCCGTAACTCGGCAGCACGGGGATGCGAAGCGTCGACTCGAGGGATGACGGGATGCAACGGTTGCTCGTTCCACCAGATGTCATTGCAGGCGGTGGAGCAGAAGCGCTTTTGCTTGGAGCCTTCGCGCTGCTTGATGACCTCGAAAGGCTTCGAGCAGGTGAGGCAGAGGGGTTGGCTCATTTGCTATATTTTTTCGTTTCTATAACCCGTCGACTTTTAGCGCTACCGCGGAATGCCCGACCCCCTCCCCCGGGGGCCCGGGGCTGCCTGGTGCTGCCTGTGCACCGCGGGGAGGGATGGGGGGTAGGACATTGGGCTGTCGCAGGTGCCTCGACACGCATTCCGACCAATGTTTACGCGGGTTTGCTGGGTGTCGTCGTTCCCAAGTGAATATAATACGTATTGTGCACGATTGCGCTGAAACAGGCCTGTTTTCGATGTTTTCGGAAGGCGGCTCCGGGTGGGGTCGGACATTTAGCGGTAAAGCGGTCAGGCCCCATCCGGGATCTGCTCGTCGTTCACCGGGGTCACGTCCCGCTCTTTCAAGTCCTTCATCAAGTCTCGGTGGTTCACGGAGGCGGTCATGGCGAGGTGGATGCTGGTGGGCTGGCCTTTTATCGTGGCCAGCTTGTCTGTTAGCACCGCCACCGCTACGGGCAAGCTACGGTCATCAATAAAAGCCATAGATTCCTCGGCAAGACGCCTAGTGCCTTTCCACAAAGCAACCTCCAGGAACCCTGTCACATCCTTTCGCCAGTCTTCCTCGTTCTCCGGGTAATCGGATGGAACCTTGACCCCGCGGATGTATTTGAAGGTGGTGTGGGAGGACAGCCCTGTCTCCGCGGCAATCTTCTCAAGCGGCTTATTTAGAATGATACCCTCGACGATCTTGTCGGCTTTCTCCTGATCCAGCTTTGAATTGCAATGTTGATTGGAAGGTGGCTTGACGTAGCCAACCTCTTCTGCGGCTTTCCTGACCTTATCCTTGAACTCTTTGGACAGCTTTGGGTCATCACGTAACGCCCAGGTCACTCGGTTACGATCTGTTCCTGCCTTGGCGGCCACATCATTCAGGGATGCTCTGGTCTTCTTACCCGGCATAACCCTTGAACCCGTAGGGGTATTCGCCCCAATGGTTGAGTTGTTTGGTTGGCTTGTAGGCGTAATGGGGGACGTCGCACAGGGACAGCCTGAGGGCTGCAGCGTAGTCCTCGGAGAGGTATTCGGGCTGCCCTGGGAGGGTCTCGAAGGCGAATGGCATCCAGAGGGTGGGAAACTCCGGGACCGCCACGTCCTTGCACCAGTCGATTTTATATGGGGGCTGCACTCCTGACCCTCCAAGCTTGGAAAGTGCGCCTATAAGCGATCCTCGAGCGATTGCGAGGCATCCGCTTGCGAACATCCGGATCGGCACCAGCTCCGCTGCGCACTCGGCATTGGCAAGCTGGTGTTTCAGGGCTTGGAGGTGCTCGGCTAAAGGGCGGAGCGCTGGGCGTGCCGGGAGCGACCGGCAGGAGTAGGGGATGCAGACGGTTGCCTGGTGCTGGTGGGCGAGCTCCGCGATGCGGATGATGTCTGCTGGGTCGAACTCGATGTCGTGGTCGATCTGGACCCAGACGTCCTTGCCGGAGTCGAGGAACCACTTGGTGGCCCTGCAGCGTGAGCGGCTGATGAGGGCGTCCTCGCGGATGGCCCGTAGGTCGGTCTGGCGGTCTGACCGGGCGAAGTGGGCGGCTAGGCCGATCCAGGACATCAGGCAGGCGGCTGACACTCCGCCGTAGGCGTACATGGAGACGTGCATAGACGGCCTAGTGCCTGCCTTGGTCTCTGGCTGCGGCTTGGTCGGTGGTGCTGCTGCGTACAGGAATGGATCATCCATCGGAGGGGAGGGTAGGGGTTTGGGTGGTTGTCGGGCAATGGGATTGGCGTTCTGCTGCGAGGTGGGCCTCGTGACCTTTGCTGATGAGGTAGACCACGCTGCCGCGGGGGACCTTGCAGATCCTGCCTATGGTCTCAAGGGCGAGGCCTTGGTCCCTGAGCTGGTAGGCTTTGAGACAAAGCTCCGGGGTGTACTTCTGGGTTTCGACCTCTTCTACCGGGTGGAGCATGGGGTCCGGCCTGCCGTCTGGCAGGAACTTCTGGCCTTCCGGGTAGGACATCCAGCCTGCCTTGACGGCCTTGGCTATCAGTCCCTGTGCTTCGGCCAATAGCTTGGCCCGTTGTATTTCGTATGGCTGCCTCATGTATCAGAAGTCTGGGGTTGGATCTGAGAAACGGCAGTACTGGCCTTCGTAGTGTAGTTTGACGAGGCCACACTCGCCGTCTCTTTGTTTTGCGATGATGATGGAAGCCTCACCGCTAGCTTCCTTCCTGTCACGGTCCAACAGCATGACCAGGTCGGCATCTCTTTCGATCTGCCCGGAGTCTGCTAGGTCGGTGAGTCGGGGCTGACGGCCTTTGTCCTTCTCGTTCTCGCGGTTCAATTGTGCCAAACACAGCATGGCCACTCCTGTCTGGACTGCGATGTCCTTGAGCTTGCCTGAGACCTCGGCGATCTCGTAGGTACGTTTCTCCGAGCGGTCGGCTGCCTTCACCTTCTGCAGGTAGTCGACGATCACCAGGCGTACTTGGTGCTTCCTGACGGCACGCCTGACGTTGGCTGTGATGCTGGCGATGCTGTGGCTGCTGGAGCCGTCGAGGAAGTAGAGCGGACTGCCGCTGATCTTGCCCGAGGCTGCCATCATCGACCTCATGTCTCCCTCGGAGAGGTTGCCGCTCTTGAGGCTCTGCATCGAGACGCTGCCTATGGTGGCCACCGTCCTTCTGAAGATGGCCTCCTTCGACATCTCCAGGCTTACGAACAGGGTGGGGACCTTGTCCTGGACGGCTGCCTTGTGCGCGATGGCGATGGCGATGGCTGTCTTCCCGATGCTGGGGCGGGCTGCCATGATAGCCATCTCCCGGAGCTGCAGACCGTCGGTCTTGTGGTCCAGCCAATGGAAGCCGGTGGCGATGCCCGAAAGACTGCCCTTCCGGTTGAACCTGTCCTGCATCTGGTCGATGAAGCTGCCTGCGACCTGCCTCGAGGTTGAGAGGGTCTCACGGGAGACCTCAATGGCGAGCCCTGCTTCGGCATTGGAGACGATTTGATCCGGCTGGAGGGTCAGGACAGCGGACTCCCGTATCAGACGCTCCCCAGCGTCTCTGAGCTGGCGACGATGGGTGGCCTCGGTGATGCCTTTGATGAAGTACGGCAGGTTCGCGGGCGATGGGCAGGCCTCCATGGCCTGATTCCAGGCATCGAATGGGATCGGAAGTTGGCCGTAGGCCTTCTTCCATTCCTTCCCGAGGTCTGCGAGCGCAGGCTGCTTGTTGGCTTGGACCAGGCTGCGGATGCAGTCGAAGGTCAGCCGGAGGCTGTCCTGGGTGATCCAGTCGCTGCGGATCTCGGATAGGGCATCCGAACAGGTGTCGATGGAGCCGGTGAGGCAGGCGCCTATCATCCCCAGCTCGTCGTCCTTCGGGAAGTAGACGTCGCTCACACCGAATCCCTCCAGTCCAGTTCCTTCTTGGCCTGGGGCTTCTGTTCTCCGGTGGACAGCCCGGCCGGGCGGTAGATTCCCTTCCAGCCCGATGCAATCGAGTGTTCCACGATCGATGGGAACTCCGAAGGAGTGAACTCTCTGGCCCACTTGGTCATGGCTGCAGTCAGCCCGGTCTTCTTGTAGGCCTCACGCTTCTCCGACTTGTACCGTAGCCACAGCCGGACTGCCTCGAGGCAGTTCTGGGTGCGCAAGGCTTCCGGGAGCTCAACGCCATGGGCAACCTCCCACTCGGACTTCGGTGTCTTAGTATCTTTATTAGGAGATGGAGACGGAAAGCATGATTCTGGTATCGGGCTGGCATCGTCATTGGTATCCTCTGGCATATGCGTTGGCATTGCGTTGGCATCTTTCTGCCACCTGAGATTGGCGTTATCTCTTTGTTTTTCGCTTCTTTCCTTTTGCTTGGTGCGTTCCTTCTCAAGACGCCTGTTCCTGTAGTTTCCATCCTCGCCGACCTCGAACTTGCTTTGGCATATGCCTTGGCAATGCGTTGGCATACCGAGGCACATCCTCTGAATGTCGAGCTCGGTTACAAAGCCTTTTGACCATTGGAGGCACAGCAGCGAGATGTAGGCGCCTCGCTCCTCGTTGGTCATGGTCATGGTGCCTGCCAGGAAGTCGTCAGCGTAGAATTGGAAAGCTGGCGCCCGGTTTTTTTGCTTGGTCTCTTTCATGTCTCAAACAGAAAACCCCGCCACGCATCGAGGTGAGGTATCGCGGAGAAACAACGCGACGTGCACGATACGGACGGGGTCAAATTGATCGAACATGGTTTTCTCTAGATGCCTCGACGCTCACCTCTCACAGCTCACGTCGACGTGCTGTTCCCTAGCTGCCAGCCTTCTTACTGTCGAGCGCTTCCTGGCGGTCGTACTGCAGCGCCTCCAGCAGGGCCAGGCTGTGCTGCTCCTCGGTGGGCTCATCCGAGCCGCAGAGGATGCCCAGGCGCTCCTGGTAGCGGTAGGCGGCCTCGGGCGACAGGTTGTCTGGGATTGGATTCATCAGCTTCCCATTGGAGCATCCATGACCCAGACGATGTCGGCGATAC